GCCGTGATCTTCCCCGCCTTTGCGTTGTGTCGCCCGTTGCCAGCATCCATGCATAGAACTGAGTAGCGCGTATGTCCGAGGTCGTGGGTGACTATATAGATGCCTGTCTCCTTCCTTCGGATGCTCATACGGTCGGAGCGCGCTCCCCACTTATGCTCGAAGCTCACGTTACCTGCGTACACACGCCCTCCGAGTAGCGCACCCGATATGTCTACACCTCCGCGGACGTGCAGGACAGGCTTATCGAGCTTGTTCGATATACGGACGAAGCGCGCGCCACCGCCAGCGATGCCGAAGAAGAAGAGCGCTCCATCGTCACCGACGTAGATACGACTGCGCTCGCTCCGTGGGTCGATCTGCTCGAGCGTGCGGAAGTCCTGCGTATAAGCGTTGGGGAGCTTGCCACCGAAGCGCATAGATCCGATCTGCACGACCTTACCGCCTTCCATCACTTCCATCTGTCCCCAGTGCCCCGTGCCGTCGTGGTTGATAGCGACGACGCGCGCCTCGTTGGGCTTCCCGAAGTTCGTAACGCCAGCGGCGAAGGCAGGGAGGTTGGCCACACCCGAGAGGTACGAAGCGACCGCCCCTGCGTTATTCTTCGCTCCGATTATCGAGCTGAGGACAAGGCCGCCGCTTATCTCCGTGCTCCCCTCCTTGATCGCCGTGTGGAGGTAGTCGTTGGGGTAGTCGTGGAGCGATCCGTCGGGGTAGACGAAGCGGATAGACTTAGACGCTATCACGCCGCTATTGAGATCGAAGTAGGAGGAGCCGTCGGGCGTCGCGATCTTGTCCGTGCGTATCTGCCCAGGCAACACCTCGGAGTACCCGTACATTGCGACGAATGAGCGCTCGCCGTCGGTCTCGGCGTTGAGCAGGCCGAGGAGTAGCCAGTGCACACCCGCCTCGCTGTCGATACGGCGCGACTGCTCCTCGATGCGGAACGTACCGCGCGTGCCGTCACGCTCGACGCGCGCGTAGATGTAGTAGCTCTTGTCGGCCTCGTCGAGGCGTGCCGACGTGATGCCCTGAATATCCCAGTACTTGTACTCGCTCGGCGCGTGGCGTGAGCTGAGTGTCGTTATGCCCATCGTGAGGTGCTGGATCGTCCCCGATGGTATTATCAGCTGGCGCGTCTCCTTTTTATAGGTGACGTTGTGAGTGGCCTGCTTTGGATTGGCGCGGTTGTCGATGAAGCGGAATTGCAGGCTCTCGTCACCGACCAGTAGCTGCATCGTCTGCACGACGATCGGCGAGACCTTGCCCGTGAAGCCGTCGAGCGCCGCCTCGATGAGTGCTTCCGTCGTGCGCTTGGCGTCGCTAAATCGGCGCTTCGTGAATTGCAGCGCCTCCTTGTGGCGCTCCTCGACCATCGCCTCGTCATCCTTTAGCTTCTGCAGGCCTCCCGAGAATGACGAGCCGACGACGTCGTTCGATAGCTCGAGGATAGGGGAGTGCGGTGCATTGACGAAGTCCTTAATACCGACGATACGGAGGAGGACGCCGTCGCGTGCGAAGCTATCGTCGCGGAAGGAGACGTAACCGCCGAGGACGAGACGCCCACCTATGTTAGGCCAGTCACGCTTAGCCCATAGGCCGTCAAGCTCGCCCGTAAACGTGTACTTCTGATCTTCGTTCTCGTAGAGGTGTCGTACGGCCTTATTGAATAGCTCCCACTCCGCCCCCGTCTTCGTGGCGTTGTCGGCGATATAGGCCTGCGGGAGTGCGACGTGAAATACCGCATACTTGTCTCCGCGCTTTGGTTTGAATTGCTCGCTCGGCATCGTAACGCCGTCGATCTCTTGGGGGATCAGCTCGAAGCGCTTGCCCGCCTTCTTCGGCGTCGTGCGATGGTGATACTTCACCTCGAACTCGCGGCCTGCGAGCTGCCCCGACTGGAAGATAATCGTCATCGTCTCCCCAGCGATCAGTGCCTTCTCGTAGTCGAGTGCGTCGGGGATGAAGATGTCGGTAATGTCGTAGAAGTTGCGTGCCGTATTGACCGCGACGACCGTACTAACCTCGCCTACTCTGCTCGGGTAGATCTCCGTGGCGCTCACGCTATCCTCGGCGCGCGTCTCGAGAGCCTTGTCGGCTCGGCTGATCGAGAGCCCCTCGGCGTCTACTTTGTAGCGTCGTGCGGTGGCGGAGACGAAGCCCGCCTCTCCCTCGAACTTCGAGCCGTCGTAGGCGATCGTCTGCCCCTTCGGTAGGTGCAGCGTCTTCGCGCCGTACTTCGTAGGATCTATGTTGCGGTCGCCTCCCTGCACGAAGAGGATCTCCGTCGGCGTCTTGCCCGAGGCCGTGCGGCCGACGCCCGTCTTGAGGCCTCGGCCGAAGCCGTAGGCCAGTGCCAGCGGGTTGGTCTTGTTGTACTCGACCTTACGGAGCGAGATACGCTTGTCGGCGATCTCCCACTCGGTCTCGAACTCCTGCGCCATCTTCCCCAGCGCGTCCCAGCAGGAGTTGTGGTCGTAGCTGACGAGCTTCTCGGGCGTCTCGATGCAGTCGCCCACCGTCCAGCCCGTGTCGCGTGCGTTGAGGTTAGCGACGAGCATCTCGAGGTGTTCGCGGGGAGTGGCCGTCAGCGGGAACTTGAGGCGGCCGTCGACGTTGTTGCGGAATTTCCAAAGCTTGAGGCGCGACTGCCGAGCCTCGAACGTGACGGTGTACTCGAAGTTGCGCGTGTGGTGCATCTTAATCGCTTCGGGATTGAGCAGCTCGTAGCGCTCTCCCTGATACTCGCACCACGCACCGCGGGGGAGTTCGACGTGATCGGGTAGCGAATACTTGAGCGTCAGCGTGTGGTCGCCCTTGATCGCGCGATGGCGGAAGCTCGCGTCGTCGACTTCGCCGTCGAGGAGCGTCCTGCCGTTGCTGTCGTAGATAATCATAGCTCTGTCGTTTTGGTTGGTGTCGTCGTTAGTTTGGCTCGCGGAGTATTACGAGCGTTATCGTGGTGTCGAGCCACGGGCGGTCGTCGGGGAAGAAGGCCGTCACTTGGGCGCTCTTGTAGTAGGCTTGATAGTCTCTGTTGCCGAGGTCACGCACGCGTATCGTGCGCGCCCCTGGGCGTGTGAGGTCGTAGATCAGAGCGTCGTAGTTACGCCAAAGCTCGGCGAACGTCTCGGCGCGGAAGTGCAGGCGCAGCTTCACCTCCTTGCTCTTCTGTCGCACCGCCCCCCGATCGTCGCCTATCACGCCGTGCGCCGTAGCGATGTTGCGCGTTAGCCCCACCTTCACGTCGGCGCGTCGGGCGAACTCGGCCAGCGTCCCCTCGGTGACGCGTGCGCCGTAGGCCGTAAAGGGGCGGCCGTTAACGAGGTAGTCCGTCGACGCTTGTACGGCGCTCTGTGGCGCTCTGTATGTGTAGCCCTTCTGCGGGTAGTCGTCTGCGAATTTGAGCGTCACGAAACCGAGCGCCTGTGCTATCGTGAGATTTGGCTCGCCGACGAGGCGAAGCGTGTACTCTCTACCGCCGAGGAACTGAAAACGAAACACCCGATACACGCTCTGTCGGAGGAAGGCGAGGAAGGCATCGATCTTGGCTATCGTCTGCGGTGCGCCAAGCTCCCCCGTCGCACCTATCTTGATCGACACCTCGCGTCCGTTGAGCCTCGGCGCGGAGAGGTCGGCGTCGATGCCCTCCTGCTCGTGCCAGTCGTTAGCCTCGACGGTCTTTAGCGGCGGATAGGCGAGGAGGTCGTTCAGCCCCGTCTCGAGCGCAAAGACGCCAAAGCGGGCGAACGTATCGACGCCGTCGACGATGATGCGAGCCGTGGCCGTCATAGGATAATAGCGCTATCGTGTCGACGCACCTCTACCCGTGAGGCCTCGTCGTAGCGTGGTCGGACTACTGCAAACTCGTAGGCGTCGACGGTGGCCGACGCGCCGTGGACGGCCGTTAGCTTGTGGCACTCTATCTGCTCGTAGGTAGCCTTGACCTGCGTATCTCCGACGAGGATAGCGTCGAGGGCGTCGTGCAGGTTGATCTCTCCCGCGTCGACGTACACGCCGCACCCCTCGGGCAGGGCGTCCTTATACTCGCGGAATAGTTCGAGTGTCGGGAAGCCCGAGAGGAGGAGGAACTCCAGCCCCTCGACGCTGTGCAGCTTCGCCACGACCTCGGCGAGTGTCGTCTCCTCGCCCGTGAATACGTCGCAGGCACGTAGACGGCGTGCGAGGAGCATATCCCCCTCGAGCCGTGCCGTGCGCTCTGCCTTGTTCTTCGCTTCGCGCCAGCCGTTGTATAGGTGCGCGATGATCTTCTTCTCGTCCATTGTGCAGTGCTGTTATTTGATCTTTATGCCCGTTAGCGCCATCTCCTCGAGGGTGTCGCTCGTGCGCTTGACGCTCGCCTCCATACGTGCGAGGCGTGCGCCGAAGCCGTTAGTCTCGCTCTCGATATTGACTATGCTCTGCAGGATTAGGCCAGTCGTCGCCGTCAGCTGTCGCGTATGCTCGGAGATCGTGAACGTGTGGCCTTGGATAGCCGTCATACGCCCGTTAAGCTCGTCGATGCTATCCTGCGACGCCGTGGCGATGCCCTTCTGCGATGGCGTACGTCCTTCGTCGCCGTTGGCAAACTTCTTGAGGCTGTCGTCGAGTGCGCCGTACGCCTGCCCGAAGCTCTCGCCGATACGCCCTATCTCGGTGGCCATTTCGGAGGCCGAGCTATTCACGGCTTCGATGCCATTAAACACGCCCTTGTCGTTAAACCACTTCGACTTGTACTTATTGAAAAGCTCCCCGAGCTGTGGCTCGAGGTACTTAGTGACGAGCATACGGCGGACGATGTCGCCGACGATCTCGTTCGTCTTCTTGTGCCAGCCCTCCATAGCGTCCTCGCCAGCCTTAGCGGCGTCGAAGAAGGCGTTCCCCAGCTCACTCGCGAGGCTCTCCGCCGAGCTTCCGATGATCTTCTCGAGTGGCTCGTTAAGCGCTTCGGCCATTTGGTTGCCGATCTCGGCCATCTTCTGCTTGTACTCGGCTACCTTACCGCTGTCGGTCTTCTTCTTGCCCTGCTCGGCCTCGAGCTGCTCCTTGACGAGGAGCTGCTGTTTGGCGAGGTTCTCGAGCTTCGCGCGGCCGTCGTCCAGTCGTGCCTCGCCGAGCGCCTTGTTCGCCGTGTATCTCATATTCGCGTAGGCTTCGGCGATCTTCTCTACGGTCTTTGCGAAGACCTCCCCGCGGGTGCGTGCGACGGCAAACATACGCTCCCACGCGCTGCCCGTCGCGATGCTCTCCTTGCGTAGCGCCATCACCTCGTCGCGCGTCTCGGCGTAGAGATCGCGCACCTTCTCGAGCGCGTCGCCGTACTCGGCGCTTAGGCGCGTCGCCCCCGTATTCGACAACTCCCACTGGAGCTGGTCGATCTCGGCCTGCAGGCGCTCGATCTGCTTCTGCTTCTTGCCGTCGTTGTTGAAGAGGTTAGCTATCGCCGTAGCGACCTGCAGGGCGGCCGATATGACGGCCAGCACGACGGAGGCCTTCTCGACCATCGAGACGGCCGTAGCGCCAGCCGTGGCCGCCGCCGTAGCGCCAGCCGAGGCACTCTGCACCGTGTCGGCTACGCCCTTGGCTACGCTCTTACCGACGTCCCCGACCGCTTGGATCGCCGACGAGGTGGCGTCGATTACCTCGCCCGTGAAGTCCACGACCTGCGCCAGCCCCTCGGCTACGTCCGTCGAGAAGACCGACGCGAGGAGCTTAGCCTTACCCCCGACGTCCTTTAGTACGCCCCCGACGTTGCGCAGGCTCGTTGTGAGGTTGGCGTATGAGGCTGTTATGCCGTTGCGTGCCTGCATCGCACGACGCACGGCCTTGTCGCTCTCGTCCTGCGCCTTTGCCTGCTCCTTCTGCGCCGCGGCGAGCTTCTCGTTTGCCTCGGCGATTGCGGCGATGAACTCGGGCGTCGTCTGATCCTCGTGTGCGTCCTGTACGGCCGTCTTCTCACGCAGTGCCTCGTTGTACGCGCGTTGTGCCTCGGCCAGTCGATCCTGCGCGGCCACCATTGAGGCGATCGCGTCGGTGTACTCCGACTTGGCGCGCGAGATGTCGCGGATGGCCTTATGTAGCGAGGCAAAGGGATTGCGCCCTGCGATCTCCGCCTCCATACTCTTTATCGCCTCTTGGTAGTCCTTGATCTCCTGCGTGGACAGTACGCCCTTATTAGCTTCGAAGTACTGGCGGACGCGCCCGAGGGTATACTCGAGAACGGGCAGTGCCTGCTTAGTCAGATCGCCGAAGACGCTCTCCCAGTCGATAGCCTTTCGGAAGCGTTCGCTCGAGATCTTCGACAGCTCCTCGTCCATCTTTCGCACGGCCTCGTCTTGGAACTCGAGAGGCATCGTGGCGAGGCGCTTAGACCAGTCGCGCAGTAGCTTATCCTCCTTGTCTTGGATCGAGCCGAACTCGTCTATCAGCGCATCGTGATACTTCTCCTGCGCCGCCTTAATAGCTCGCTCTCCGTTGGCCGTCACCGCCTGCCACATACGCTCGTAGAAGCGTGCGATCTCGGGGCTATCCTTTGCGACGGTCTCCTGCCACTCCTTCGTCGTGCGCTTCCCCTCGGCGCTGTTTGCCCAGCCGACCTCGGTAGCGCCCTTCTTGCTCATATAGATAGCCTTCGCCTCGGCCTTGCGCGCCTCGGCTATCGCCTCGTATCGATCGTTAAGGGCTTCGAGCTGCTTCTTCGTTCCTTGGCGGATCTCGTTCAGCTCACGCGTCAGCCCTGCTTCCTGCGCGTCGATAGCGAGCTTCGTTAGCTCGTCCTGCGCTTCCTTGATGTACTTCTTCGCATCCTTGGCGTAGGCCTCACGTGCCAGCCTTTCCTCGAGTGCGGCCTTCGCAGGGTCGAACGTCTTCCCGCTCGTCTTGCTCTTCGTTGTGGTAGGGTCGACGTGGCCGCCGATGTCGAACTGCGCCTTCGCGTTCTCGGCCTCCTTGAACTTATTGCGGTACTGGGCGGAGAGCGCCTCCGTCTCCTTTTGGAGCTTCTCGACCTCGCGCTTCTTCGTCAGCTCGTCGCGGGCGTCGGACGTCAGCCAGCTACCATACTCGGAGGCCTTCTTATCCTTTGCCTCTTGCAGCGCTATATACGCCTCGGTGTACTTCGAGAGGATAGCCTGCGCCTCGGCCTCCTTGAGCATAGAGTTAGCGTAGGCGTCGCCCTTCTCTTGTAGGATGCGCTTCCACTCGGCCGCGCTCTTGTAGTAGCCGAGCGCCTCGCCGTACTTGCTGTTTAGCTCCTTGACGATCTGCTTCTCCTTCTCCTTCGAGCCGCTATAACGCTCGAGCTTCATTTGGTAGTTGTCGATCTCGACGCGCGCCTTGATATAGGCCTCGTTGCCCTTCGACGTGATCTCGGCCATCTGCTTCGCCTTCTCCTCGGCCTCGGACGTTGCGGAGGCGAGGCTCGAGAGCCAGCTGACAAGCTCGCCGACGGCGACGATGAGCGCACCGATACCCGTAGAGATAAGCGCGGCCTTGAGGCCTCGCAGTGCTATCGATGCAGCGCGCGTCGCCACCGCCTGCGCCGTCGTGGCTGCCGTGGCGAGGACGGTAGAGCCAGCGAGCGTGCGCTGTGCCGTGACGCCCGTAGTGGCCGCCGCGTTGTTCGTCGCCCTGCTCGCCGTGTTCGCCGTTGTGGCGGCGGTGTTGGCAGTAGTGGCCACCGTCGACGCCGTAGTGCTGACGGCCTCCTCCGACTGCTTCACGGCGCTCTCGCCGAGGAGCTTGTTCCACACCTTTTTTAGGCTGTTGAGCGTCACGAGTGAGAAGGCGCTATCCTTGTTGAGCGTCTGCTGTATCTGCTGCAGCCCCATCGTGATAGCCATAACGCTCTGCACGCGGAGCATTATCTGCTGTAGCTTCTCGTTCTCCGCGCCGAATAGTCCCATAGCGCCCTGCGCCACGGAGGCAGCACCCGACAGCCCCGACAGCCCCGAGATAACGCCTTGCATACCTCGCTGGTCGTGTGCGAGGATCGTAGCCTGCGCCGAGGCGTCTGCCCACGCGTCTGTAAGGCGTGCGGCCTCGGCCTGCAACGCCTGATACTGCGCCGTGCCTCGTTGGCCTGCAGCCTCCATCTCGACGAGCGCCGTCTTAATCTCACGCAGTCGCTGGCGGAGTGATACGTGCTTCTCGCCCGCCTGTTTTGCCTGCTCACCCGCCGAACGCAGGGCGGCCTCCTCCTTGTGCAGTTGGTCGGCCGTCGCCTCTATCTCGGCGAGGAGCTTCTTACGCGTCGCGATGACCTGCTCGACGACCACCTTCTGCTCGCGTAGGGCGGCCGCGCCCTTGCCGTCGCCCCTGTTGTTCGCCTTGCGTTGCTCCTCGGCGAGGCGTCGATACTCGGCCTCAAGCTCGACGATGCCCCGCTTGTTGGCTTCGTACACGCGGTCAAGCTCGGCAAACGCCTGCTCTATCGCCTGCGCCGTGTCGGGAGCGTTGCTCACGAAGTCGATATTTACCGTGGGGATGTCCGTAAGTAGCTCACGCACGCGGTCGCTCTGCTCGTGAGCCTCCTGCCCGATAGCGTCGACCTGCACGATGAACTCCTGCGCCGCCTCACGCTGTCGACCGATGACGCCACCGACGCGATCGAGCGAGCTTGTCAGTTCATCCGCGACCTCGTGGGCGTTCGTCTCCACGTTGACGCTCACGTCGACGTTAGGCACTCTCGCAGCCTCGCTCGCGTCGCGCGTTGCCTGCTCGACCTTCTTGTCGATGTCGACGAGTATCTGTCGTGCCTCCTCGGCGTCGCGGCGCAGCTCGCTGTTATCGATGCCTATGCCGTAGTAGCTCTTGCCGTCTTCGCTGTTCATTCGTTTTGTCTTTGTTAGTCTGCCTTGTCGAATAGCTCGCGCAGTGCGTCCCTGTGCCTCTCGTCGCCCTCTCTGATTATCTCCTCGTCTTTCTTCTTGTCCTTCGCTCCTTGGTAGCTCGGTATGACCGCACCGAGGAGGATGAGATTAGGATAGGACAACTCGTAAAGGACGTAGTCGATAGGGAAGTTATAGGCCTTGGCTATGCCTCCGACGATTGCCCACGGGCTGTCGTTTCTGTCTCCACTCCCCGCGTCGCCTTGGTCAGATTGACCTCGAGGAGGGAAGTGGTAGCGCCGAAAAAATCGCCAAGCTGCATATCGCGCAGTAGCTCGGAGATTAGACGCCAGAGGTCGCGCGGTGCGAGTGCCTCGAGGAGCTCGTCGGCCAGCTCTCGTTTGCGGTCGATCGTCCGCGTCGTGCGACGGCGACGAAGGCCGAAGAGTGTGCGCTCCTCGGTCGTGCGCTCCTCGGTCAAGCCCTTAGCACCGAGGATGAGGATAGCGAGGATGTCACCCAGTACGCGGCAGTCCTTAGCGATGCGCAGTGTCTCCTCGACGATGTGCTGGTCGTCGAGGCGCTCCTGCGGTAGGAGCGAGATCGCCTCGGAGGCGAGGATAAGCGTTGCTATCGTTGGCGGTGCGACGCTGTACGTCTTTCCCGCCACCTCTATCTGTCGCGACTGCTGGAGGAGCGTAGCACCGACGCGCTGCTCTATTGTCTGCTGTTGTTCGTTCATCGTGTGTCGTTTGTGTTGGACGTTTGGCGAGGTGGTGGGACTTGCACCCACGTACCGCTCGCCCCCAAACGAGCGGCGGCCTAAGCGCCTGCACCTCTTAGCCGCTGGAGGCGGCCGTGATCGAATTAGTTAGTAAATGATAGCGCCGTTGACGTTAGGCGGGGATCTGCGTTACCTCGACGAGGGCGCTCTTCCCGTCGGCCGTGATCGTGACGACCGCCTTACGGGGCTTGCCCGAGGTGTTTGCTTCGACCTTGACCTTGATCACCTTTGCGACTTGCTCGGCCGTCACCCAGCGCTCGCTCGACGAGGCCGTTGGGTTGGCCGTCGATGTCACCGTGATGTTCTTGCCCGTGTTGTCGGCCGCGCTCGTGAAGAAGAGGGCGTTCTGCGACACCGTCAGCCCGTTGTGCGTGTAAGGCTTGAGCGTCTTACCCGTTGCTGGCTTGACGGCCTTGACGACGACGTGACGGAGTTTACCGTCTGTCGACGAGTAGCTCTCCTCGACGCGGATCGTGGCGCGCTCGATAAGAAGCCCCTCCGTTGCCTCGTCCTCGGGGATGAGGCGAATAGCGAAGTCGCCAGGAACGAGGCCGTCCTCGTCCTCGAAGTCACGAGCGACGCCTTTCTTGACGAACTGGTCGAACTCGAGCGAGTAGGTGTTCTTACCCGAGCGGACGTCGACGACGTCGCCGCCCTCCTCGTTAGCGGTCACCTCCTGCCCAGCGGTGGTCGTGAGCTTCGTGGTGTCCTGCTTCGGCGTGTCGAGATCTACCCAGTTGCCGTCGGGGACGCCTGCCACCGACGCGCACTTTTGGATGCGGGGCTTCCCCCATGAAAGTACTGCCATAGTTATGGTTAGTTAATTGGTTGGATAATGGTTGTATCTCTAATCTTCGACGCCGTCGTAGTAGCGATAAGCGAGCTTGACGACGACGAAGTGCTGGTTAATGGAAGGCTCGGCGACGCTGTGTATCGTCTGCAAAAGGCGGAAGCGGTAACACGACCGCCCAGCCGAGAGTGAGCGTACGAACGTCCGCGCCAGCTCCTCGATCTCCTCGACGCGTTGCAAGTCCTCGACCTGCACGCCGTTGTCCTCTCCGTAGGGGATGACGTCGGTAACGTAGATATTGAGCGTCACGACGCCCTCGTCTATTTGGTCGGGGACGCCACCCGTGAAGATGACGACCGCGTCCTCGGCGCGGCTATCCCGTGGGCGTGTCCCCGCGTGGTAGACGCCTCCGTCGATAGCCTTAGCGAGTTCGCTCTCGAGGAGTAGATCGCGCACGTCGCGCTGTACCTTCTTACTCGTTAGTTTCATCCCTTTGCCTTGTACGTGATTAGGAGACCTCGAAGCCGAGCGACTGGAGGAGCTGTGGCACGAGCTTAGCCGCCAGCACTTCGGCGCTGTCGAGTACGTCGTACCCGCGTGCGGAGAGGTGAGCGGCGTAGTTCATCCCCGCCACGACGACGAGGACGACGCCGTGCGGGAACTCCCGCGCCACGACCTCGGAGGCGAACGCCTCGCCCTGCCCTGCGCCCTCGCCGCCTTCCTTTATCGACGGGAAGCGCCCGCCCTCGACGACCTTGCCGTCGATAGCGACGACATAGCCGATCGAGGAGCGGAGGTTGCCCGTGCGGTCGATATAGTTAGGCTGGTGGGGTGATGCTCCCGCTTCGGCAGGAGGAGAGGGGAGGCTTCGTGCGTGCGCGACGCACTGCTCGCCGATGTACTGGAGGTTATAGACGATAGCCCGCTGCATACGCTCGAGCTGCTCACCTACGTACCTCTCGGCGGCGTCCGTCCGTGTCAGTCTCTTAATCGCCATAGCCCGTTAGATGAGGATGCGGATCTGCCCGACGGCCTGCAGCGGCTCGATCTCGATAACGGAGGCCTCACACACGACGCCGCCGAACACGTCCTCGAGACGCACCGCCCCTGCCGTGAAGGGCTGCTCCTCGATTAGTATCTCGTACTTGGCGAGGCGCACGGCCTCTCCCTGCACGCGCGTCAGATTGCTATAATCTCGTGTGCGGAATTGGCAGCGGATAGGATTGCACCAGCACTCGGCCTCGGCGCGGCGTGGGTAGCCCGTCTTTGGATCGAGCGAGGGTGTTGCCTCGGTTGCCACACGTGTGTATAATACTCCGTTGTCGATGATCATAGGTTAGTCCCTTTATAGCCGTAGGTGGCTTTTGCCGCGCCCGTGCCGTCGTCCTCTCCGAGGTCGCGATACAACGCCGAGGCCTGATTGCGCAGCGCCTTGCGTTGCTCGTCCGTGAAGCTATACGACTGCCCGCCCTGCGACACATTCGGCGCTTGTGAGAGCCATACGAGGAGGTCTGCGCACGTAAGGCGATAAGCCCTACCGCGCAGTGCCTCCCGTGTGGCGTCGTCGTCGAGCAAAAGCCCGCGCGCTGTCGCTATCCCTACGAGTGTGCGCTCGGGGATAGGGTAAGCGTTTAGGCCTCGCAGCGCTTCGGCGATTGTTACCATACGACGTCGGTTAGGCTACCAGTTCTGCGCGTCGGTGCGGACGTAGAGATTTCGGTACGCCGTATCGAGTACTGGGATAGCGTCGGCCTGCCCGAGCGTTACCTCGGTCAGTGGCTCGATAGTCCCGTACTTCTTTACCACGGTGTGGCCACGCTCTACGCGGATGACACCCTCGGTCACCTTATCCTGCAGGAGGTCGTACTGCGTCGATCCGAGTACCTCCTTCTCGGAGAGGATGATGCGAGCGTCGGCGAAGGGATTGCCCGCAACGCTACTGCCGTCGGCGAACTCGCGCGTGATCGTCTGATCGATGACGCGGATCTGCAGGCCGTTGAGCCAAGCCTGACGGGCGAGCATCTGATTGACGGCGGCGAGGTCGGGCGTCTGCGCCGAGCCTACGGCGTTAGCGATGAAGCTCGAGCAGGCCTTGATGATCTGATCGGTGGTGCAGACCTTGTACAGCTCGTCGAGGTTCATAAACACGAACTTGGGGTTCAGCCCCTTCTCCTTCGCCAGCTTGACGAACTTACGCAGGTCGCCGAGGACGTCGGCGGAGGAGGCGTTGCCCCAGTCGCTCGAGGTCTTCTGCTTCTGGAAGTCGTAGACGTCGTAGTCGAGGTCGTACTGGTTGGCGAACGTCGCGTTGTTAGTCGTCGTGAAGGAGAGCTTACCAGCGTTGGATGCCAGCGCCCACGCGATGTACTCGAGTTCGCTCTGCACGCCGTTGAAGCAGAAGTCGACGTCTTCGCCCCAGTACTGTACGAGCTTCGTCGCGTCGGCGTCCTGCGCCATTGCGAGCGCTACCTGATAGTCCTTGATCTCTGAGCGTCCGAGTTCGCGGCTAATCGAGATAAAGGGGATGTCCCCGCGTGCGCTCTCGAAGTGAGGGCGTGACTTACGGATGGTGGTAGAGCCGTCGGCGTGGAGGTCGGCTGCGACGTTGAGCCTACCCGCCTGATTTGCGAGCGTCTTCCACGAGAAGCCGTTTACCTTCTTGATCGGGAAGTGCGTACCAAAGAGGAAGGGCTTAGCGTCGATGCCATTCACGCGTGCCTGGACGATTTGTGCGTCGAGGCCTTCGATCATAGTTCCTTGTACCATATCTTGATCTGTTTGTTAGTTAGTAGTTCACGACGCCAGTAAGGCTCTTACGGATGCACGCGGGGAGGGCGTGGCCAGTGGTGACGGCGATCACCCACGCGTCTACGATGAGGTTACTCTTCGGCTCGATGACGACGTTCTTGCCTGCGATGGCGATGGGCTGATACTTCAGCGCCGATGCGTTCGCACTCTCCTCCTTCGCTTCGACGAGGATAGCGCCCTTCTTCAGCTCGCCGACGGCGGCCTTGATCGTGATCGTGTCGTAGTCGTTAGCCGTGTCGTCGATCTTCGAGATCTTCGTCGCGACCTTGGCCTCGTCGACCATCACGACGTCGTCGACGCGGAAGTTGTGACCCTTCGCGATCTTGACGGACTTCTCCGTCGCACCGACGTCACCCACGACGCGGGCGATCTTGACGGCGTGGCAGACGCCATTCACGGGGGCGCTAAGGGGCGTACCCTCGAGGAGGATGTCGCCGCCCAGCTCCTTCGTGTCGACCGACACACCGCCACGAATGTCCGCTACCTTATGCACGACGACGCGAGGGAAGTTATCGTCGCGGCGTCTCTTTACGGTCATTGACATAGTTTCGTTCTGTTTTGGTTAATGGTTGGGAAATCTAATACCGCGCACTCGTTAGAAGGGTTGCTCCCCGTCGGCGGGCTTCCCGCCTCGGTGGTTGATCGCTTCGATCTGCTCCTTCGTCAGCTCCTTCTGTGCGCCTGCCCCGCCGTGGTGGGCTGAGGGCGTAGAGAAGACTGCACCCTTGGCGGCGAATGCCTGCCCGATCTCCCCGACCTCTGCCGTCACGTCCGCCGTGAGCTTCGTGAAGTCGTCGTCGGAGAGCGTGTCGAGCGGGATGCGCTCGTAGCCCTTTCGCAGTGGCTCGGGAAGGTGGCCGTAGATCGCCTCGAGTGCTTGTCGGCGCCCCGTCGTCGTCCGCTCTGCGTCGCGTCTGTTCAGCTCGTTCTGGAGCGCCGTTACGCGCTCAACAAGTGAGGTTGCCCAGGCGGGTACGCTCTCGTCCGCTTGTCCCTTGGGTGCGTTGTCGTTGCCCTCGCCCGTAGGCGCTGGCGGGGTAGTCGGCTTGCCCTCACGAAGCCCGTATTTTGCCTCGTAGTTCGTCACCGCGGTTGTCGATGCCTCGGTGGCGCGGCTATCGCCGTAGCTCTCGATAACCTCGATGAGCTCGGGTGTAACTCCCTCGACGGCGGTCGTTACCTGCTCGGGCGTCGTGGCAGTCTTCGCCAGCTTGTCGGCTATCCTGCCCAAGATCACGGCACTGCGTCCTGGGAACTTGGAGCGGAGTGCCTCGAGAATTTGCTCTTTCATACGTTGGATGATGATTAAAAATTAAACCATTCGGTTTACTCCCACAAATGTACTTTTTTCGGGAATGCCTACGCCCATAAGTCGTTTGTATTGTGAGAAATGTGTGTTTATTGATGCGTATTAGGCGCGTGCCTGCACCTACTATTTTAGTAAATAGTGCGCAGGTGTATTTGTATTATCAAAATATAGTGCTTACCTTTGCAGTGAAGATTTAACCAATCGGTTAAATCAAGATCGAACGAAATAGTAACTCAAAAGCAACGACAACGAAATGGAATACATCGACGCCATTACCGCCGTACTTCGCGCCATCGACGCTGGGCAGCGTCCTATCCTCCTCGAGAGCTGGACGGGCGTTAAGCACGAACTCTCCCCACTGACGCACGCCTTCATCATCGCCAAGCTCGCGCACCTCGAGCAGGTCGAGTGCGCGCAGCCGCTCCCCGAGTGGTTGGGGACGTTCCCCGAGGAAGGCGGGTACTACCACATCACGCTGCGCGGACACGAGGGGCTTGTGCAGATCGCTATGCCAGCACCAACCACTAAGACGAAGTAACGGCTATGATGCTACGAGAGATCGACCCCGACATCATCGAGGACGGCTGCGCGCTTGGCCTCCTCTACGGCCTCCTCGAGGAGGTAGAGAGCGTTGAGGATCTATATAGCCGCGTCCGCGCCAATTATCGGACGTACCCGTCTCAGATACGCCAGTACCTGCGTCAGTACCTCATCGCCTCGATCCTACGAGGCTGCGCTCACTCGAAGCTCAAGCGCGAGCATCGTATCATAGCCCAGCGCCTCGAACGACGCGACCGCGTGGCCTTCGCCGCCTCTCTACGCGTCGACGCCGAGCAGGTCGTCTACGCCTCCGACTACGAGGAAGGAGCGAAGGACGTCTACCTCGTCACGCAGCACAGCGATCGCGTCGGCCGTGGTATTCCCCTCCCCGAGGGTGCAGTACTGCAAAGCGTCGCCGTCCTTAACAACGTCACTTACTACGCACACAAAATCAAATAGCAACGACTATGAACGCAACTACCAATGTACCGCACATTAGAGCATTCGCTGACTTCTCACGCTTCTGCCACGAGCGGGCAGTGGCTAAAGGATTTTGGGATGAGCCACACTCGAACTCGCATTACTTCGTACTCGCTGACTGCGAACTCTCCGAGGCTGTGGAAGCCGACCGCATCGGGAGGTGGGCAAAGCTCACACCCGAGCAGATAGAGGAGCTTCGGGGGCTTGATGGAGCAGCATACGCACAAGCATTCCTCCGCCTCGTAAAGGACGCTGTGGAGGATGAGCTGGCGGACGCAGTGATACGCCTCGCAGACCTCTACGGCAGGCTACTCGAGGAGAAGCCAAGACTGCAAAACAAACGACTGGAAGACGAGTATGTACCAAGTGAGGAACACCTCGCCGAGTTGCCTCTTACGAAGGCTATTTGCAGGGCGAAGTGTATACTATTCGATACGGCTTGGGCTGACCACTCTATCATCCGTCGGGCGGTCTTGCTGATAGTGACCTACGCCAGCGCCATCGGCATCGACCTGATGACGCACATAGAGCTGAAGCTCAAGTACAACGAAACACGCCCTGCGAAGCACGGGAAGAAATACTAACAGATATGAAGATATACATCGTAGGATTATATAATAGGGTTGCGCATGATTATGTTGGACTACCAGTTCATATAGTCTTGGTATATGCAGATAACGAGAGAGACGCTGAAATGAAAGCCTCCCGATACAGAGATCTACGTTTGAACTTGGATGCCGATAGTCAAGCTCAACACTTCGAGGTCGACTACCTCGATGAAGAAATGATCCTATCATGCGGAGATGACATAAAAGCATACCTCGTTTCTGAGCGCAAAAATGGGACGTGCTGCAATAGTCGAATCCTCTACGGAAAATCGTCGGCAGAGGTCAGGAGAAGCCTGCCAACGCACGAATGCGAGGTTGTCATATCCGTCCTTCCGAAGATATATGACATAATAAGCTAACGAACAATGACAACAGACAACATCATCGACCTCCTCATAATCGCTTGCTCTGGACTACTCATATGGTCAATAGCAGTGACGCTCACGCTGTGGAGCGAGCGCAAGGAGCTGAAGACGCTCCGCAAGTCCAAGGATGACCTGCGGGAGAGCATGAGCAACACCAACTACGACCTCCACCAAGGCATAGAGCGACTAAAGCGTGAGAAGCACGAACAACGCAAGAAGCTCACAGCCGAGATACACGCCCTCCGCACCCAGCTCCACCAGCTGAGGAAGGAACGCAACGAACAGAACTAACCACTAAAACGAAAAGAAAATGAAGTACATCGTAAAGAACAGACTCACAGACGCTATCTGTGGAGAGTTTGAGACCTACGGACAGGCTGGTAAGTGGGTTGAGGAGTACACCCACGAGCAGAACGAAGGGCTATCCCCCGATGCCCCCGAGTATTGCTCACCGTTCGACTTCGAACTAATCTCTAAGTAGCTAACCACGAGTGCGCCCTGCTGGCGGTTTACCGCACGCGAGACCTTCCGCGCCTGGGACGGCGGGGCGCGCTCTAATCAATACGACGAACTATGACACGAGAAGAAATAGCTAAGAGCTTAAAGCCACTTCAATGGCGTGTATGGGATGACTACGGATGCCGTTTTGCCAATCCAACGAAAGCCCATGAAGCTATGATTATGGCCATATATGACGGACGTATGCTTGTCAGGATCAATAGGTATGGAGAGATTATAGCAGAGGTATTAACCACATTCAACACCCTGCAGGAAGCGAAAGACTTCGTCCGCGAGTGGCAGATAGACCGCTTCTGCTCCTACTTCAAAGTGAACGACTAACAACTATGACGCAAGAAGAACTGAAAGAGATAGAGCGCTTCGCAGCCATCTTAAACTCTCGGCTGGAAGAGGTCACGGACAAATACGAAGATATAGATGACCGCATCAAAGACCTTGACGAGGAGCCTGTAAGGGATATATGCAGGGTTATAGACAAAATACAAGAGGAGTATAACGAGCTGGACGACAAGCTCACCGACCTAAGCGAGGCGGTGGATGAGTTCACCAAGGCAATACGCAAGATGAAGGAGGAGGCGCAGCAATGACAAGAGAAGAACTACTGAAAGCCCTCCGCCCGCTCGAATGGCGAAAGCTGACGGGCATCCTTAGAACGACCTACAAAGCAGACCAATTCATAGACGGGGAGGCGTTCATCAGCGAGGTGTACCCGAGGTGGACTACCTCGTTCGACAACGTGGAGTACAATACGCTCGACGAAGCTAAGCAAGCTGCCGAGGAGTACCGAAAGAACAAGATACTATCACACTTTAACCTCGAGGAGCAATGACACGCGAAGACGTAAAAGCCCAGCTGGCTAAATGCCCGCTGGAGTGGGAACGTGAGGCGCATCCACGCTACGGATATGAGTACCTCAAAGCCAAGATAAAGCGAGGCGAGCTACAACTCGAGTACCGCATCTTCTACGAGTATGAGCGCCTCGAGCTTAAACGGGTGAGCCTCTACCTTATGGCGATGGCTGACCGATGGGAGGGTGGCGAGTGCGTTATGCGCAAATACGACAACTTCCCGACACTGGAGGAAGTAAAGGCTAAAGCCGAAGCCCACCGCCACGACCTAATCTGCCGAATGCTCGACATTAACGACTAACACAGACAAACGATATGAAGCTATTATTTTTCGACCTCGAGACGACGGGGACAAACCCAGCACGCCACGGCATACATCAGATTAGCGGCATCGTCGAGATCGACGGCGTCGAGCAGGAGCGCTTCGATTTCAAAGTGCGACCAAACCCGAAGGCTGAGATACTGGACGAGGCGCTCGCCGTCGGTGGCGTCACCCGCGAGGAGATAGACGCCTATCCGCCGATGGAGGACGTGTACTGCAAGCTGGTAGCCCTGCTTTCGCGCTACGTCAATAAGTACAACAAGGCCGACAAGTTCTTCCTCGTCGGCTACAACAACGCCTCCTTCGATAACCAGTTCCTGCGGGGCTTCTTTCTCCAAAATGGGGACAACTACTTCGGCTCGTGGTTCTGGTCGAACTCCGTCGACGTTATGGTGCTGGCGTCGCAGTTCCTACTGGCCGAGCGCCCGCTGATGCCGAACTTCAAGCTCTCGACCGTGGCCGCGCAGCTCGGCGTGGTGGTCGCCGAGGACAAGCTCCACGACGCACTCTACGACGTCGATCTCACGCGCGACGCCTACCACATAATGATAGACGGGAGCGATGAGTAATAGCGCATACTACGCCTACGAGGTGCGCTTTCACGACGCCCCCGATGGTCACAGCGACCGCTCGCACTACTTCTTTTCGCTGGCCGCTATCTTCGACCACTTCACGCCGTCGGAGGTCGGCTGTTCGGTGCAGGCACTTTATAGGGCAGGGGTGAGAGACGGCCGAAGGTATAATGGTCGTCTGTGCGTGGTGCGCCGCGTTCAGATCTACCGAAAGCAACAGCGGGTACACCGTGTTAGCCAATAAGTGTATTTTTGCCAAGGGTGTAAGACACTCCGCCTCCACCTACATAAAGATATAATTATGACGAAAGAAGATAGACTAAGATCGTGCCAATACTACAAAGGCGAAGCGGAAAGTCCATTCACGGATAAAAACAAGAATGCCTTGTGGGGGTATGAAGCCTTTTGGGTTAGCGCAGGAGATAGTCAAGATACGATCTCCGAGTATCGAGCATACGTAAAGAATGACAAGCACCCGAACATCCCCATAGGTCTAAAGGCTTTGCTCCTAAACCGCTTGTCAAGAATGTGCTACGGTGGGGCTTTAGAGGCCTCTACTCATTTGAACGACCTTTTGGATAAGTACTACAAGTGAGCACCCTGAGATGTGAGTATTAAGTGAATTGTATTGCCAACAACACTTATAACACGCATCCTCGATCCTCTCTGACCGATCCACTCCATCTCATCACGCAGCTCCTCGACGCTTGAGCCATTCCACACCTCACCTTTAAAGCTAAACTTTCCGCTATCGGTGTAGTGCGAGAATGGCTCTGCATATATACCTTGAGCCCCAGCAGGAACGGCGATAACAAACGTATAGTCATCTTCAAATCCGCCGTGTGGCGTTGTCGATGTAGATAGGAAGCCGTAATCGACGATTTCGTCCCCTGGTTTAAGCTCTGATATATGCTTTCCGAGTGACTTATCGAGGTAATTCTTTACGCCTCGACGCACAACCATTGGTGACGTCGTTCTCGTATTAGCAAGGACATCTGTGAGTATTGGCAGATCCTCTTGGAACTCCGACTGCGGCCTATCACCTAAATATCTGATACCTCTAAGACGCTCGTTCAGGTAGCTGAACGTCTCTGTATACTTCGTCACCACTCTACGCTGCTTATCTGTTAGCTCCTGCCACCTCTTCTGTGTTGTTGATCTAAGGGCGTTGTCCGCCGTCTTTTTCCCCACCTTACTAAACTGCGAAATAATAGACATAGCTTCTTCGTCGCTTAGAGGAGTGAAGCGTCCACTGTTAGGAGCTACAGACCTATCTACATAAACGGCACGCTCTACTGCCGCTGTAAGCTCGGATACTTTTGGCTCGACGATAGCAGACTTCGCCCACGGCTTGTCTATTATTTGGTCAAGCTCTCGAGACAGCTTTTTAATCGTCTTGTCGGAAGTCGTCTTCGCGTATCCGATGGCGTATGCTGCGTCGGACAACGCTTCCTCTATATCGATCTTGTCGAACGTATTATCGAGATGGCGCTCGTATGCATCGCTCACGATTTGCCACGCCTTGTTACTCTTGTTGTATCTTATACTCTCAAGGTCTTTGTTTATGGTGGCAGCGCGCTTTGACAACGACGGTATTGCGTCCCATTTCTTAATCTGCTCCGAGGCTTCCGCATACGCTTCTCTAACCGCCTCTATGCCGTACTGATTGACGTCTGCCTTCGGGTTGCTGAATATGTCGGCCATATTCCGCACTTCTCGTCCAGCGTCCCAGGCTTCCTTGATCTTCTCTTTTCGGGCTATAAGACTGAGGCGCGCCTTCATCTCGTCCCCCTTTAGCGTACCTGCCTTAATCTCCTCGAGCGTCCCAGCTGACAAGGATGCGAGCGTAGGAGCATCGCTCTTATATTTATCGACAAGCCCCTCGAGCTTCTCGGAGTTGGCCATTACGTTTCGTCGGATCTCCCAGCGCTCTCGGATGGCATTTGCTTGTTCGTCTGTTCGTGCGTCGTGTCGAACTTTTGCGCGCTCGAGAATGATTTGACGCTTAGCGTTTGGTGTATCGACCTGCGCCGAAGCGTGACCTCCATCTACCCACGGTCTGTTGTCGCGTATGAAGTAGGGGAGCGACGCCCCGCCGTCGATACGTCCCTTATTCTCGGCGAGCCACGTCTTGAAGCCCTCGGGGACGTCGCCGACGGCGTTAACGCTCCGCCCGTCTGTAGGCTCTCCGCGGAGTAGCCGCTGCGTGTCGGTGGCCATTTCCTCGGGTGTCTTTAGGATAGGCGTTGTGTAGCATCGGCAGTTGGGGTGCCAGCCCGTGAACTTAAAGTCCTTCGGGTACTTGCCGACGAGGTCGTCGCACATACACTTGAAGGGCTTGCCGTTGAGGGTGTGGTTGCCCGAGAGGTGTACCTCGACGCCGACGACGAAGTCGAGCGCCTGCTGTCGTTCGTGGTCGGCCGTTCGGTAGGCTATGTTCGTCTCCGTGGCGGCGAGGCGGAGGGCGTTCTTGTAACTGCTTCGATACACGCCCTGCCCAGGGTGGTAGGCTTTCGCACGCGCCGATAGTTGTAGCTGTCCGTGTTCGTCACGCACGCGTCGGAATAGCTTGTTAGGCTCGCGGAGGAAGCCACGCAGGGAGCGGGAGAGTTCGTCGGCGGACTTGCCCGCACGGATGCCGACGTCCAGCCCCATCTCGATTTCGCTCTTAAACTGGTCGGTATAGCGCCATACACGGTCACTCAAGCCCAGCCCCTGCTCCTTGCGCTTGACGAACGCCTCGCGTGCGTCCTCGTTGTTGCTTAGGAGTAGGCGCTTTCGCTCCTCGGGCATCGTCTCGAGGCTCTTGCCGTAGACGCGTTTAACGAGGGCGTCGGTCTTGTTGTTCGCAAGCGTCCACTCGGCGCGCACGCCATGCTCGATGATACCCTGCATACGCTTTTGTAGTCCCGCCATAACGCCCTCGATACGCTTCTTCGCCGCGGGGTGCTTATCGAAGGTGAAGATCTCCCCCTCGGGAGGCTTTACGCTGTGGATGGTGACGGCCACCGCGACCGCCTCGTATATGGCTTTATCGTACGCCCCTGCGATCATACGCATGTAGGCCTCCATGTGTAGGCGGTGCAGGGCTTCGTAGTCGAGGCCTGCGGTGCGTCGGCGTCGGCGCGGTGCGATGAGCTTCTTTGCCATTGTCTGTCGTTAGTCCTTGCGTTGCTCGAAGTGCAGGCAGGCCTCCCTCGATAGGAGGTCGAGGAAGCGCCCGCCGTGCTTGTTGTACTTACATCGCCCGAGGGTAGGGCGTCCGTCGACGGCCGACGGGTAGGCGAGGTCGTGGATGAGTGCGCAGTCTCGGCACTGTCCGCGTACTTCGCTCCCGTCGTCCGTGACGGCCTTTCTCCTCGTGGCTGGGGTGTTACTCCGCTTCGCCACCGATAGCGCCCTCTAAGGGGTTAAACACGTCCCCCTGCGACTGCTCGGCTATCTCGCGCAGTGTCTGATCGACGTCCTCCGAGTGGCCGAGCGCCTCGATAGCCTCGCGCTGTGACATAATAGGCAGGCCACCGCTCGCCGTGATGAGCATATTGATTTGCTCCTGCTGGTCACCGATCGAGAAGGGCGTTATCTTCGTCTCTACGATGAGCGCGTCGATAGCGTCGGCGTACGTCGGCAGGGCGCTCTTGAGGAACGCCTTTACCACGTTCAGCTCGCGATCGAAGAACTCGAGGAGGCGGCCGCTCTCGTCGGTGACCTTCATCTGCGCGTCGATGAACAGCTGCTTGCGGCTCTCGCCCGAGAGAGCCTGCTGGCTCATCTTCTCGTACGACCAGTCGGGGAGCTGGAGCTGGGTGAAGAAAAGAGAGCGGAGGTTGTCGACAAAGAACTTGAGGTTTTCGACGGCCTGCTCCCACGTCACGTACTCGGCGCGCGCTCCCGAGGGGTACTGCATCACCGAGCGGAACTCCTTGTCTTGGCTCTTCTCGTCGCCATAGGAGATCACCTCGTCGGCCATCACGATAAACAGCGGCTTCGAATTCTTGCGGAGGTAGTTGCCGTTACGTGATAGCGCCATTTCGATCTCGTAGACGGTCTCCGAGGTATTCTCCCAAATAGGAGTAGGGCGGTACATATACACGGCGGGGATCTTCCCGAGGGTGGTAGATTCGCGCTCTACCTCCGACCACTTGCCCTCTCCGCCGTCGCTGTATCGTACGTGCAGGCCGTCGGTGTAGGTGTCGAAGTAGTTAATCTTCGCCTTGCCGACCTTACGGGCATAGCCCACCGATAGCGCCACGAGGTCGCCGAACTCGTCGAAGAGCGGGTACAGCGCATCGCCGAGCATCGGTGAGAAGTTGCGGCAGCGGAATTTCAGCCTACTATCGAAGCCGTAGACGTTGTTAGGCGCTTCGGTGGCATACCAAAGCGTCAGCACCTCGCACCCTGCAAAAAGCATATTAAGGCGCTCGATATTGAGCGTGTCTACGCGGTTGCGCAGGAGGATCGCCTCGAGGTACTGCGCCACCTCCTTCTGCCTATCGTCGGCGGGCTTGTAGATGCGCTTGACGGGGATACCGACGCATAGCTCCGTCATACGCTTGACGGCGAGGCGCTGGAGGTCGAGCGCCACGCGCGTAACCTTCTCGATACCCGCCTTGCTGACAACGTCGGGGTATTGGGTCTTGTCCATCACTGGGTGATACTTCGGGTCGTACTGCCCCTCGAGGTTCTTCTTCCCCGCCCACACGGGTACGTCGATAGCCTTCTCCTTTAGGGCTGTGAGCTTGTCCGCCACGGGTACGGAGGCGTCGTTGAGGAGGTCGTTGATATGTGACATTGTTCTCTCTGTTTTGGTTAGTCGTTAGTGTCGTTATGTGAGGTAGCACGCTATACGAGCGCGCTTAGTCGGGAGAGGTCGATACGGCCACCCGTGACGCCGTGCGTGGGGTAGAACGTATTGGCGAGCGCGTCGAAGCGGTCGGGGGAGCGCCCGAGGCGCTTCTTTATCTCGTCCTTCTTCTCGATGAGTACGCGCCCGTCGGAGCGGAACGACCAGCGCACCTCGGACATTTCTTCGGCCAGCTGATCGTCGGGCGGTAGCATCGCGCCCGTGTCGTTCTTCGGATCGAGCCAGTCGCGCACCGCCCAAAAGAGGTAGGCGCGGAGGTTGGCGAAGCGGTACTGCCCCGTCATATCCGTGAGGTCTCGGTCGCGGATCTTCGCCCCTGCGCTGTACTTACAGCTGATGAGGAGACGGCTATCTCCGCCCAGCTCCTCGAGACGGCTATACACGCCAGCACCCTCGCCGATCGTATCGATACTCACAATGAGGTTAGGCTCGCGGCGTCGGCGCGCGTGTACCTCGCCAGCGACGGCCATGTGGTCGGCGCGACCGCCCGAGTTACGGCAGTCGAGTGGGAAGACGTAGTTACCCTTGCGTTCGCAGAAGCAGGAGCTGTCGCGACCCATCCCTGCGACGTCGACGCCGAGGATGCGCTGCTCGTATGCGGGTGGCTCTTGCCCGCCTGCCCGTCGCCAGCGCTCGAAGGCGAGGTCGATCCACTGCTGGGGGATGAGGACGTCGTCGCCGACCTTGGGGAAGCACCCGAGTACCTTCTTTCGGAATAAGTCCTCTGGGCGATACCACCGCCCCTCAAAGCAAAAATCGTCCTGCTCCTCGGCTCGGTCGCGTTCGTCGATAGGTGTACACCACTCGCGGAGCTTATCTACGACCCAAGCATAGTCTACCTGCCCAGGGATCACGATGCGCTTCTCGCGCACGTTCGGAGCGGTTAGGCTATTGAGGCGAAACTTAGCCCATCGGTCGCCCTTGTGGCTTCGTGCGGCGTAGCCCGTCGTCGTATTGGGGTTGAAGACGAGGAGGATGCGGGAGTCTCCCTGCAAGTTACCCTCGATAGCGGCGAACGTGTCCTCACCGATACCCGAGGCCTCCGTGATGATGAACATAGTGTGGACGGCGTGGAAGCCCGACCACGCCTCGTGGTTATGTTCGTCCGCTTTGAAGCCCGTAAGAAACCACTCGTCATTACTCGTTCGTATATCGTAGGCGTTGAGCCGTCCTGGCAGGTCGACGCCACGACGTCGCGCGCGGTTGAAGAGGCGCGCCACTTCGGGCATCATAATGTTCTTTACCTGTCTATCTGTCGGCGCGGTGAGGGCTACCTTCGTGTTCTCGATCATTTCTCCCTCGGCGTTCCATCGTGGCGTGAGGTATAGGAAGCACACGGCGGCGCAGGCGGCGACGAAGTCCTTACCACGCGCCGTACCCGAGGCTACCGACGTACGGGGATTGTGCTGTACAGAGCGAAGGATCGCCTGCTGCTCCTCGTCGAGATTGACGCCGAGCGCCTCCTTCGCGAACTTGCACCAGTCGGCACGCCACGACGCGACGAGGTCGACGCCCTGCTGTCGCAGTCGTCCCTCCTTGTTCGCCGTTCGTGTCTTCTTTGCCATCGCTTGCTATTCGTCGTTGTCGTCGTCCGAGGGTGCGTCGAGGTCGATCTGCCCGCTCTCGATGAGGAACGAGGCGAACGATACGCCGCCGCTGATGTCCTTCTTCTCGGGTGCATAGAGGCCGAGGAGCTTACGGCGTTCCATCAGTTGCTTGCGGATCTCGGCGATATACGATACGTCGCCGAGGCCTGCCTTGGTCTTCTCCGTTTCGGTCGCTTCGACGGTCTGCAGGCCACCGCCCGAGCCGTTGCCACCCGTACCCGTGGGGCGTCCTCGCTTGCTCTTGTACACCTCGATCTGCGTCTTCTTCGAGCGCTCCCATTGCAACCACAGTTCGCGCACCGTGTCGTCGATGCGCTCGAGTTCGAGCTGTATAGCGTCGTCCATATCCTCGAGACGTCCCTCGCGCCACTCCTTGAGCAGCACCTGTATGTCACGATGCACGACGCTCGTCGAGTAGCTCGCGAGGTCGAGGCGCTTCTTCACCTCCTCGCTGATCTGTCGGCACGAGTAGCCCTTCTTGTACAGCTCGGCGACTATCACCAGCCGACCCTCGCGCTTGCGCTTTGCCTTATCATTGCCCGCTTGTTGAGCTTTTCCCATAGTCTATTCAGTCGTTTTGGTTAGTCGTTATTGTCCGCCTCGAGCGTAGCCTCCATATCGGCCTCCTCCTCGCTCGTGTACTCGATAGCGGGGAAGTGGTTCTTTATCTTCCGTGGGTCCCCCTTGTAGAAGACGAGGACGTTCTGATGGCACTTGACCATCTTTCGCGTCTTCATGCAGTTAGTCACGCGTAGCGCCGTACTCGCTCCGCTCTCGATAAGTACCACCTCGTTGTATAGAGGCATACCCGCGTCCTTGAACATACGCTTCACGTCGCCGACGAAGTCGTAGTAACAACCCGTGCGCTTATCGCGAACGTCTCCGACGACCACCACGGCGAAGCGGTCGTTTTTGAGGCAACCGATAGCGCTGTGGAAGGCGTCGCGGAGTACCTGAATGAACTCCTCGTACGTGCCTTGGTTGCTGGCGTCGTTCGGCAGGTCGCTATACACCTCGACGTCGTAGTAGGGTGGGCAGGAGAATAGGAGGTCTTGGCTCTCCGTCTCTACGTGCTTCGCGACGTTACGGCCGTCGTCGCAGATATAGGCGATGTCGAGGCCTCGCCCAGCGATCACTCGTTCGTTTACGTCCACCTGCTCCTGCCGTAGCTCTATGCCTCGGAACGTATGCCCGCACGAAGCGAAGACAAGCCCCTTCTGCGTGTCACCCGCGAATGGGTCGAAGATCTTGCTACCCTCGGAGGGCGTGAACCACTTACACAGCACCTCGGCGAGTACGGGGTCGAATAGCGAGACGCCCGACGTTAAGACCTTGCTATCCTCGCGCTTCTCCTCCTCCGAGACGTACTTATCGAGGTACTCGCGGAAGGTTATGCCCAGCTCCTTTCGCTTCTCCTTCGATGTGTAGTAGATGCTCGGGTATCTCATCTCGAGCTGAACGATACACGTGTCCTCTCTCGTCTCGCCCGCGTCTCCGATAAGCTCGCGCCACGCCTTCTTGCGCTTCTGCCAGTAGCCCTTGCGGGTGTCGAGGATCGAGAAGGGCGGAACAATGAAGCGATCGACGAGAGAGGGTGCGGGAGCGTCGTTATCGCTATCGCCGTCGGTGTCGTCGTCGGCGTCCTCGTCGCCTTCGTCTAAGCCCTCGGCGTCGGGCTGCCACACGTCCAGCCCCCAGTCCTTCAGCTCTGCCTCGTCCCACTCGTTGGCGAGGGCGTCGTAGTTCCACTCCCCGAAGCCGACGTTGTCCTTGATGATGAACTCGCGTGCCTCGGCGTCGGTCAGTCGGTCGCCTCGGAGGATGACGGCCGTAGGGGCGTCGCGCCACGTGAGCCAGCGATTGAGGAGCGCCTCCTGCTCGGGCTTCGTCTTCTTCAAGAAGTCGGGGAGCTGTGCGAGGCGGTTGCCGATAGCGTCGTAGCTCATATCGGCGATGGCGCAGAGCGCACGATAACGCATATTACCTCCGAGTGCGGTCATCGTAGCGTCGACGACGATAGGGCGAAGCTCGAGCATCTTAGGGAGGACGAGCAGGCTATCGACGAGGCGCTGGAACTGCGCGCCCGAGATAGAGCGAGGATTGGCGCTATTTGCTTGCACCTGCGAGAGCTTGACGACCTCGGGCGTCGGTGTCTGTTGTTGTGTATCTGCCATACTGCAAATTTACTCTAAAGTGATTATTTTTTAATCACTATCGGGGCGCGAAAAAGGGCGCGCGCTCTCGATAGTGCGACGGACGAGGTCGAGCGTCGCACCCGTGGTTAGGGTGTCGGGCGTGACGCGGAGGATGCGCCAGCCGAGGGCGGTGGCGGTGTTGTACTTCTCCATATCACCCAAGAAGCCACGGGGGCGCGTGTGTCGTCCATGCGTCCACACGCCACCCTCTACCTCGACGGCGATCTTATGCTCGGGGATGGCGTAGTCGAAGCGCCAGCGTCGCACGGGGTGGAATTTCAGCTCACGGACGCAGGCGACGCGTAGGTCGCTCCGACAGAGCGCCGTGAAGAGGTCACTCGTGGCGATGTCGGAGGCCTTCGCTTTGGTCTTGGTCTTTGCCATTACTGGGCTATTTGATAGTGTGCTTCTTGCGTGAGCGCTCGAGTTCGTCGGATAGGTAGCGGACGAGTAGCTCGAGGCGTGCCTCTCGGTGGTAGATTACCCCCTCCTTTGCGAGGTCGATAGTAGGGTAGCGCCCCTTTATGGTCTTGTCCCAGTCCTCGACGTGCAGGACGGTGTACTGCCCGCCCTCCTCGTGGATGCGATACTGCCCGCATATTGACCACGGCGCGCCGAGGGCGATGTCTCCGTCGGCCGCTGTGTAGAAGTCTCCGACGCCGACGCTGTTGCACCTACGCTCCTCCTCTATGCTCTCGAGGGTGCTGTCGGCTACGAGTTCGTCTATCAGCTTCGCCGCCTCGCGCCACTGGTAGAGGATAGCTTTAAGCATAGCCTCGGCGACCTTGTCGGAGAGGCCGTTAGCCTCGCAGTGTGCCTCGACGCCGTAGGTGGCGCGCGCTCGGTAGTCGTCGGTGAGTTGTCGGTAGTAGAGATAGGCGTGCGCCTTACGGCAGTAGTCTGCGGCCTTTTTGAGGTCTGCCACTGGCGCGCCCTTGAACTTGTAGCGCGTTAGGTACTTCACGACGTTGCCTTGGAAGAAGTCGAGGTCAAGGCCTGCGATGAGATCGAGTGGCTGGTGCGGTAGGTCTGTGTAGTGCGTGCCGCCTATCTGTGTATCGAGCGTATTCATTTCGTTATCTGTGGTGGTGTGGTTGGTAGCCCCTCCCCACGTCGTCGGCGGGGAGGGTGCTTTGTGTGGGGTGGTGGTTAGCCCTTGACGAGATAGCCGCGTTCGACGAGCTTCCACGTCGGCCAAAAGATGATAGCGTCGGAGTTATGGAACTGCTTTGCCCGCTCGCGTCGCAGCTTGAGCTGTATAGCCTTTATTGCCTCTATACTCTCCCGATAGTACGGCGCGGTGCGGAGGTAGGCCTGCAGGCTCTTAGCCGTGTAGGTGAGGGAGAAGTGACGCACCGCCTCGACGCAAAGGCATTCTATCGTCGTATTGCAGTCCTCGTCGAGGGCGTTATCTACGATCCAGCGTATCACCTCGTCGGCTACTCGCTCCTTCCGTCGCGCCGAAGGTCGATAGAGGGGGTTGGGCTTCTTCTCGGGCTTCTCTGCCTTTGCTTTCTTCGCGTCCTTCATCGTCTGCCGTCGTTAGAAGGGGAGATCGTCGGCGGCTGCTGGCGCGCCCGCTGGAGCTTGTGCCGTTGCACCATTGGCCTGCGTATTCGGCGCGGTGGCCGTAGGCTGTGCTGTCGGAGCTGCGGCCGCGGGTGCTGGGGCTGGTGCGCCCTGCTGCTGGTCGTTGTAGACGACGTTCCACGCGCGGACGTCGGTGTACCAGCGTGCATTGAACTCGCGGCTCTCGATGTCCACAGACGCCGTCACCGACTGCCCGACCTGCAGGGGGAACTTCGCGACGTTGTCGCCGAAGAGGCAGACGCACACCTTGCGGGGGTACTGCCCGCCCGTCTCGAGGATGAAGTCCTGCTTTTGCCACTGGTTGCCCGCCTTGCTCGTCCCCGTCTGAAGGGGGAGGATGTTAAGGACGATGCCCGAAATGTTAAGAGGCGTGCTGTTGGTAGGTGTAATTTCGCTCATAATTAGCTGATTATTAGTGATAAGTGATTATGTTCTATCTGTACCCGTTCTGTATTAGCGAGTTAGAAGGGTAACGGTGGTCGATCTCCGTCGGTCTCCCAGTCGGATAGTCCCGTGGTGCGGAGGAGGGGATCGTCGTCCTCGTCGTCGGAGGGATCGAAGGGTATAGCCGTTGAGGCCTTTGCCTCGTCGGCGTTTCGCTTGTCGATGATGTCGAGGTGCGAGTCGTTGTCCCACTCGGGGAGGACGTCCTGCACGTAGGGGACGTAGCGGCCGTTGTTGAGGTTGTAGTGGAAGTATGCCGTGCCGCACGTCCCGAGGTGCCTGAACTTGACTTTTTGGACGTGTACCTCGACGTTGTTAGCGATCCTATTGCGGTGCACGACTATCCCGAAGTCTGCCTTGTTGAAGAAGTTTGCCGAGCCGTTGATGTCGTACATTGTCGGCGCAGGGATTACGCCGTCCTTGTCCTTTATCTGCTTGTTTGGGTGTGCCATTAGGACGACCATCACGTCGTGTTTTTGGGCAAACTCCGTTAGCTTATCGAGCGCCTTCGAGATGTAATTCGTCTCAGTCATCCCTGACGGGATTTCGTTCTCGAGGCGATTAAACGGGTCTATAACTAAGGCCTTGATGCCCTTTCGTCGTACGAGAGACTTCGCTTTATCGAGGATGTTATCGAGCTTAAAGTTGTCCTTTGGGACGATAAAGAAGAAGTTCTCCTCGAGGTGCTCTTTGGCCTTCTTATACAGATCAGCGTCGAGGGTCTTCTTGATAAATCTTTTGCCCGTGAATTTCTCTACGAGCTTCGCTGCGTGGTAGGCGAGGGGGGCGTTTTCTGGGGAGAACATAGCGAACTTCCAGCCGTAGCGGACGTTAAGGCGTTCGGCTATCTCGTCGATGAACTCGGACTTCCCCGATCCAGGGATACCCGACACAACGCAGAGGCGCTTCGTTTCGAACGAGCAGAGGGCGTCGAAGTTTGGATGCCCTATTGTCGCTCCTTGCTTCCACCCAGCCTCAAAGACTGCGTCGAGTGATCCCTCGAAGTCGGTGATGGTAAATACCCCGTCGATAGCCGTCTCGGGGGCGTCGGCGAGGCACTGCAGGAGCGACGCCTTGCCGTACTTGATGAGGTGCTCGTTGGCGTCCTTGCACCCCTCGCCATACTCGACCACGCGGCAGCGCTCGACGCCGAAGCGTCGCATCAGCTCGTCGCGCAGGACGACGCCCTTAGTGTCTGTATCGACGGCTATGTAGATCACCTCCTTATCGTCGAAGTACTGCTCGAGGTAGTCGTCGAGGTAGTCGAGGTTAGCGTTAGCGCCGTTGGGGACGCTCACCACGTCGGTACGTCCGCACTCGACGAAGCTAAGGGCGTCCATTTCGCCCTCGGTGATGACGCACTCGGGCGTCCCTCCTATGGCGTTGATGTTGTAGGGCAGTAGCTCTGCCCCCGATACGAGTTTGAACTCCTTTCTCCCCGTGCGGTACTTGACGTTGACCAGCTCCTCACCGCGGTAGTAGTTGAACTGCACCGTGTTCTCGGGCTTGTTCGTCTGTGGCATCCACTCCATACCCTCGGTCACGTTGAGCGCTCGGAGTGTCTGCTCGCTGATGCCTCGTGACGCGAACCACGCCAGCGCCTTCGCGCCGACCTGATGGCGTTGCTCCTCGGAGGCCTGCGCCGTGGGGAGCTTGTACACCTTCTTCTGCTTTCGGATCGTGGAGCGCTGTTGCCAGTCGTCTTTTCTTGTCATACTTTTTTGCGTCCAGTCGTCTTTGACGCGCACCTCATTCGTCCCCGACCAGTTGCAGTAGTGGCAGTGCCATACGCCCTTATCGAGGTCTACGGATAGGCTCTTGTCTCGTTTATTGCTCCGCTGGTCGTGGCACTGGGGGCAGATCGTCTTGATCTTTCCCGACCGACGGCCGTAGGGGATGTCGATCCCGAACTCGGAGTAGTCTTTATGCTTGATTTCCATAATCGCTCTCTAAGCCACGTTTTTTGTGCGGGTGGTATAAGTGTCCGCTCCGAAGGTTTGAAGCCGGCACGCGGCGATTGTGAAGGCAAAAACGGGTATTTGTTGCTTCATCGTTGATCTCCGCCGTTAGATTAGATTAAGATCCACGCCTTCGAGGCGGCATCCCACTGATGGCGAGCCGAGGGGCGTGCGGGGGCGTCGGTGGGGATCGTCGCTAAGCCCGAGCCGTAGGTGCGTCGCCCCGTCGTCGGATCGATGCGTTCGTCGACGCCAAGTGTCACACCCTGCGCCGTCGTCGTTGTCGTGTGCGCTGCCTTCGCCGAGCGGTTGTTGTCGTAGTTACCCTCGAGCACCTTTACGACGTTCGCCGACGATCCGAGAAGCCAGTCGAAGGAGGCCACCCATCCCGAGGAGTTAGCGCCGAGGAGGAAGGACGACTGCCCGACGCGTTCGAAGAGCGAGCGCATCTGTCGCACCGCCTCGTCGGCATCCTTGGAAAGTTCGCCGAGGCGCAGTCTGATCTTCTTTCGCCGCTCGTCGGTGAGCTTCTTGACGACCTGCAGGCGATCCCCCAAGATCTCGTTCCAAGCCGCCACGACCTCCTCGCACGTATGTGCGTGAGGAGTACTCTCCTTTTCTTTACTTTCCTTTACTTTACTTTCCTTTGAGGATAGATGCGCCGAAAACTCCCCTTCTGCTGGGGTTTTCTCCGCGGAAACTCCGCAAGTGGTGGGGTTTTCTCCGCGGAAACTCGGCTTATCGGGTGTTTCCGTCGACCTTTTGCGATATAAATCTGTGAGGTTTTCGACGAAACGAGACACCCAAATGATGCTGTGCTCGTTCCACAACTCGGCGTCAATTTTGCCAAGTTCGACGAGCGTCGCGATGATCTCTCGGGCGCGTTCGTCCGACACTCGGGCGCGGGCTATCAGGAACGCCCAGTTCGAGGTCGTGGAGCAGTCGTAGCAGTGTCCCTCGCTCTCGCCGAGCGTCTCGAGGAGCTTGTACCAAAAGGCGTAGCCGTCGTTACCGTAGAGGCTTTCGAGGATGAAGATCGTGCGCCCGCTTTTGCAGAAGTGAGGGAAGTAGTCCACCGTCTTACGTGTTGGTCGTGCCATTGTCGTTTGCTATCTGTTCGTGGTCGTTGTCTGTCGTTGTGCCGAGGTGCAGTAAAAGAGAAGAGCCTCGGAAGGTTGGCGGGCTTATGGCTGCCCGTTTGTCCCGTCCGAGGCTCTATCCACTTCACAATACTCTAAGCATCAATAGCCAAACAACGGGGTAAAGATAGTGATTAAAATTCAATCACTTTGCGCCGCGTCCTCTTCGCACTTTCGCCGCAGTCGCTGGGCGAGTAGGCGAGCCGTTCGGCGCGCGTTTATGTGGCGGTTGTCCGTCCATGCCACCCCCGACGTAAGGACGTCGAGGAGGCGGACTATGGAGCGGGCGTCGCCGTGTGAGATCTTAATCATATCGCGGTGTTGTGGTTAGAGGACTGTGAGGCGTCGCGATCCCTGCACCTCGTGCGTGTACTTATCGGCGAGGTCGGGGTGATCGGCGCGGAAGGCCTTTGCGTCGAACTTCGCCGAGGGCTTCGGGGCTTTGAAGCGTGCGAGCGTCTGCCCGCCGTAGCTGATAGCCTCGGCGTCGGCGAAGGCGAGCTTGATAGTGTCCTCGCATCGGAGCTTTCGCTCCTCGAGGGCGCTAATTTCGCGCCGTAGATCCTTCAGCTCGTTGTAGGCCTGTGCGACGTCCTCGCCGACCTCTATTACCTTCCCGTCGGTGTGGCGGTCGTACTTGAGCAGCACGTCCCTAACGCTCGTCTGTGCAGGCTCGACGTCGCCGAGGATATTATCGCGCCAAAAGCGCTCTACCTCCTCGATCAGCCACCCGAAGAAGTCGGGGACGAGACGGAGGTCTTGGTAGCCGAACTCGCGCCCCTGCGTCAGCCAGCCGATACTGCCTTGGTTGAGGCGAGCCACGCCGAGCTGGTACTGGACTTGGCAAAACCAATGCTTCGGGAGGTCGTCTGCATCGATCGTCTTCTGCGTCGTCTTACACTCGAGTATGCCCTTTGAGGTGTGTGCGTCGTCGAGCCAAAAGAGGCGGTCGGGTGATACGCGGAGGAAGGGCTTAGCGTCGTCGACGATTAGCCAGTCCCCCTCGGAGGAGAGGTCTACCTCGCGCCCCGTCGCATCCTCCCAAAACTTCGCTACCGCAGGCTCGAGGATATGCCCCGCGCGCATCGCGAAGTTCTCCTCTATCGGTGCGTCGATGCCCTTCTTCCTGCGCCATAGCTGGTATGGCGTCTCGAAGGGGTTAAGCCCTACTATAGTCGCCACCTCAGAAGAGCCGATGCCCGAGCCTCTATACTTGAGCCACTCCTCGCGGTCGGTTGGCCGTATGATCGTTGTACTCATTGCTTGTCTTATGCCTTCTTAAACCATATCCCCTCGGCGTTCATAAACTCCGCAAGGGCGATCAGCTGCTCGCGTGTCCCTCGCACGACCATCGTGCGCTCGAGTACCTCGGGGATAACTGCCTCGGGGGCTTCGTACGTCGTGGGTGCAGGCTCGGCCGTCGGTGCGACGTACGCCTCGCGTGTGGCCTGCGCCTCGGCTTCGGCTTGTCGTCTTGCTTGCTCCTCCTGCAGGCGCTGGCGGTTAGCCTTGAGCGTCGCCGAGTAGGCGAGAGTGCGCTGCAGGTCGAGGCAGTCGAGGTAGTAGGCACGTAGCACCTCGCCGTCCTCGGTGTCGACGGCTGCGAGTGTGTCCAGCTCGGCCTCGATCTTGAGGAGCTTTTCGCCGATCTCCTTCTCGATGGCGGGTAGGCGCTTCGTCTTGTTGAGCCACTTGTCGTCCCATAGCTTCGAGAGCGGGAGGAGGGTGATACCCTTCCTATCCCATAGCTCCTCGATAGCGGCGCGCTTCTCGGCCTTCGCCCTGCTCTCCACGCCCTTGACCACCGCGTCGATCTTCGCGCTGCCGTCGGAGATCATCTTGACCGTGTCGCCGACGATGCCCTTAAACTCCTGAAGCGGCGCGTTCCATTCGCGCTCGAGCTGTATGCGTCGATCGTTAAGCTCCTTTGCCGCCTTGTTGAGGATCGCGCGGTCGGCCTTTGCTTGTTCGACGTTATCCTCGGAGTAATTCTCGGGGGTGTATCGCTCGAGCGTCTCGGCGACGTGGTCGCGGAGCTGCAGGGCGTTCGTCGTGAGTGTGCCGAGTGTTAGCTCTCGCACGTCGAGGGCGAGATCCTTTTCGGTCAGTGGCTGTATCGTTGTCGTTGTTGCGTCCATTGTCTGTCGTTGTTTGGTTGGTGATTAGATGAGTGTATTGTCGCCCTGCCCGTCGGTGGGGAGGAGTTCGCCCGTTTCGGCGTCTACGACCTCGGCGGGCGTTGCGGCGGCCGCCTTTGCCTTTACCATCGCTTCGTTAGCCTTTGCCTGCGGAGATCCTGCTGGGACTTCCTCGGCTACTACGTCCTCGATGCGTGCGTCGTTGTCGGCGTAGCGTGGCGCGCCGTCAGAGCTATTGAATACGGCTTGGTCGGCAGTGATAGCCTGCTGCATCTCGACCGAGAGTGGAGCGAAGCGCGAGAGGAGGAGTTTCAGTACGGTCTTGCGAGCCATCGCGTCGAAGTTCTTCGACCACTGCGACGACGTCCAGCCCTTGTCCTTGTCGGCTTTGTAGGTCTGCGAGTACTCGTAGGCGTGCGCCTCGACCTCCTCCTTCGTCATGTAGAGCGTCTTCTCGAAGCCGTTAGTGAGGCGAATGAAGGCGGCATATCCTACAGTGGGGAGCTTCTCGCGTGCGGGGAGTGCCTCGAAGCGCGTCTCACCCGTCAGTAGATCGAAGTGCTTTACCTCTCCCTCCTTTACGTCGGTGACGTTGATCGTGCGGAACTGTCCGCTGCGGATAGCGAGCTGGATAAAGCCCTTGTACCCGATTTGGAACTGTGCCTCGGTGATGCCCGCCTTTCTGTTGTTGTAGGGGATGACGTAGGCGAAGCCGAGGTTAGGATCGAGTGGGAGGTCTAAGGCCGTCGCCTTGATCCCTGCGAAGATGATGCTAACGGGCTTGCAGGCCTGCAGGGTGGCGTTGTTAGCCACGAGGGAGGAGATGTTGTTGACGAAGGAGTTCTTCTTCGTTGCCAGCACCTTTTCGAGGTAGGCCTGTGTTTTAGGGTCGCTAAGTGTCTCGTTGAAGAGATTAAGCGTGCTTGTCTGTGCCATTGCTTTTTTTGTTTTAGGTGGTTATATGCGTGATGCTTGTACGCGGTTAGTGCGGCGTCGTGCCGTGTAGTTGTCGGCCTCGGCGGCGATCTCGTCGCCCGTCTTGACCTTCGTCTCGAGTAGCCACTCCTCCAGCTCCGATTTACGGAAGTAGAGGCGGTTGCCTCGCTTGTAGTGGGGGATCTTCTTCTCGCTCGTGAGGCGGTAGATACGCCCGATACTAAGGCTCGCGAACGTCGCCGCTTCGTCGGCGTCGAGGATCGTCTTAGCGCTTATCAGCGTGAGCCGCTCGATGCGGTCGAGGCGCTCGGCTATTGCTTCGTTGTCCATTGCTTCGTCGTCGTTGGTGGTTAGTAGATGATGCCTGCGCGGTGTGCTACGCGGTAGGCGAGGACTGCCACTCCGACGAGGATAGCGCCTGCGGCCTTGATAGCGAGCCATTCGCCGAGCGTCATAGGCACGGCCACGTCTGGGGCTTCGTCGCCAGCCAGTAGCACGAGGCCAGCCAGCCCTATTATCGCCACGATAGCCTCTACGGCTATTCTCGCGCCTGTTCCCTTGTTGTTGTTCTTCTGTTCGTTCGCTTTCATTGCTTCTGTTCGTTTTCGAGTGCCTCCATGCGTCGGCGGATCGTGTGGATAGTGTTCTTTGAGTGGAGGCCGTACTTATCGCAGAGGTAGCTGTACACGCCGACCTTTCGCACGTCCTTTCCTTGCATCAGCTTCTTGTAGTCGGCGTAGATGCGCTGGTCGCGCTCGAGCCGCTCTCGCTGGTAGGGTGTAAGTAGTCTTTCGTCCATATAGTTGCGGTACTTATTTGTATCTTTGTTCGTGGTACTTTTTAGTACCCACTGCAAAGGTAATACAAAATGTACTACTTGCAAATAGTAACACGTTGTTTTGTTTTACTTGGACTTGATAAAAGGCTGGTTTATGTCTAATAATCAAAGGCTTGCGCTGATTTATGAGGCGCTGAAAAAATCTCAGAAAGTGCGCAATCAGTCGCACTTTGCGAGCCTCGTCGGGGAGAAAAGCAGGGGCAATCTGTCGAATTACCTCTCAGGATCTAAGCCTCTCGGCGACGACCTTGTAAAACGTTATGTAGTATCTCTCTCGGAGGCTATGCCCGAGTTGTCGCTCGACTGGCTAAGTACTGGGGAGGGTGATATGATACGTGCGTACCCCGCGCCCGCACACGTAGAAGAGCCCAATCCTGGGGCGTCACTCCCCGACATAGGACGACGCACCGACGTCTGGGTAGGGAAGGACGACCGCGTCTATTGGACGGAGGCTATACAGGTCGGCGACGAGGAGGACTACCAGCGTGCGACGCAGGAGGGTGTGAAGCTCATCCCAGAGTTCGCCGAAGCCTTCCGCGGTGGAACGGCTGGCGAGGCAGAGGAGCTGCGCACCGTCGACACCTACTGGGGACTGCCCGACGTAGACGGCAATATGGTAGTGCCTATTAGAGGAGACTCGATGGCGCCACGCTATCCCGCTGGCTGTCGCGTCGTCCTAAAGCCCTATCCCTTCAATCCCAGCCGCCCTTTGCTCCTGCCCTTTGGTGAGGTCTTTGCCGTGGCCGTGAGGCAGGAGGACGGCTACCCACCGACGCACTACCTCAAGAAGCTACACCGCCACCCTGACAAGGCGAAGGAAAACGACTACTACATAGCTCGGAGCTTTAACAAGGAGTACGAGGACTTCGAGATACCTATCAATGATATATGCTTCCTCTCCGCGGTCGTCGCCAAGATAGACCTCGAGCATACCTTCATGTTCTAACTCTTTCCATTTCGGAAACACTTGCAAATACATACACCTATGAAAAGAATTACCCTCTCCCTGCTCGCTCTCGCCCTCCTCGGCGCACCCTCGCTGACGTCGTGCAAGAAGGACACACCCGCCGACGTCGTGAAGCCCTCGAGCCGTATCTCCAGCGTCGCACGCGCGCTGTCGGGGGCTTTCCACGGCGAGCAGATGGCCTCACCCTCGACGTTCACGAAGCCCGTAATTGAGTGCGAGGATCTGGTCTTCACCCCGTACCCGTCACCCGTGGAGAAGTTCTATCAAATCGGGGCTGAGACGTTCCAAGCGTTCGGCACGGTCACGTCGGAGAGCTATATGAAGATCGACGGCGTCGCTAAGCCTTCGATCATTAAGTACGACAACATATACGGACTGCACGAGGAGGACGGAAAGGTCTATTTATCGATCTATCGCCTCGACGTCATTATGAAGGATATTATGCCGAGAAGACGTC